AACAACGAAGGAAAACTCCCCAATAGCAGCTATGTCAAGCCCGCTGTACTTAACGCTATCCTCGTGTACTTTATCGTCGCGAATGGTTTAGCACAGAGGGAAGTCATATCGAGTGAACCCTTCTAAACTTAAAGATTAAACCACACAAGTTACTATAAATATGGCTTCCGTATCTGCATTCAATGATATGATGGGTCAATTTCTTGTGGAATTGCATAAGACCTTCCCCAACGAGAAGGGCATCAAGAAGTTCATGACATCCTTCGATCTTCTAAAGTCTACGAACCCCCGTAAGTGTGTCGAGGCTTACATGGGTGGTGTAGGTGCGTACGCCCAGAAGATTACCCAGAAGGATGAGACGTTCTTTACCGAAGACATTAAGGGTATCGAGTTTCTTCAGGATCTCAACATCGAGGAGTACTGGAAGGACAAGATGTCTGATGCTACGAAGGGTGCCGTGTGGCAGTACCTTCAAACGCTTTACATGCTCGGAACGACCATCACTGCAATCCCCCAAGAGACGTTATCCGTCATCGAGTCCGTCGCCAAGGATTGTGCCGATAAGATGCAATCCGGCGATGGTCAGATTGATGAGAAGGCTCTCATGAGCATGTTTAGCAGCATGATGAAAAAATAAACTCACCCTATATAAATGAAGGTCTGGTTTGACAACCCACAAGAACTCATTAATCGCGAAAAGGTTCTGCAGTTCTGGCCCACCAACAAGCAGACAGCGGCAGAACGTGTGAACGCTGCTTCACGTTTTATCATCTACGCTGCGTGCTTTATCTATTTGATTCGTCGAGATCCTCGGATCTTCGTTTTAGCTGCGACCGTGATTGGTGTATTGTATGTCATGTATAACTCTGACATGGTCAAGGAAGGATCTGCTCGCCTCACAATGGTCACGGAGGATTCCGACCCCAACTGTCAGTTGCCTACGGATGACAATCCCATGGCCAACATGTTGTTGTCGGACTTTGTGGATCGGCCAGATCGTCCATCCGCTTGTTACCATTCATCGGTCAGAAATGGTATCAGTGATTCTCTCGAGAGGCGTACCAAGTATGCACCTGGTCGCTCCAGGACAGCTCTCCCCGAATATCAAGCCAATGCGATGGCCAGGCAATTTGTTTCGAATCCCGTGACGACTGCGGCGGGTGATCAGACCGGCTTCGCGGAGTGGTGCTACGGTAAAAAGATGGCACCCATGTGCAAGACGGATGGAACTTTCTGTAGCCCCAACGCTCGTGGTGTCCAGCTCGAGGCTTTCGGGGGTTTGGATCCCAGTGGTAAGCGAACTGGTATGCACCGGGGTTCTGGTTTGAGAGCTGGGCATTCAGCTTAATTTTCTCACGTAATAATAAATGGCGTATCAACTCCAACCAGGACTGAACATCGTCAATGGTGGTGGCGTTCCCACTAACAAGGCGACCGATGATGTTTTCGTGTACCCACAACCCAGTGCCCTGAATTACTGCTGTCGTCCTTCGACGATGGTGTTCGGGACCGCTCCCTACATGGCGGGTAAGGGTTCTCCAGCTCAACACATTGAGGTCAGTGACCAACTTCGTCCCCAAGCGACGACTCGTTTCAACAAGGTTGTCGTCAAGCCCCACGAGAGTGGCTTCTTCCCACTCAACGATGTTGCGTGCAAGGTCCCTCTTCGTACCCGTACCTATGAGCCACTCAGTACACGTGCCCACATCCAGAATAGCATGTTTAACCAGAGATATTTACCCCAATAAAAATATTATCATCAAGTAAGAATGGCAGACCCCGTGTCCGTATTGGCTGTCGCGGGTCTCATCTATGCCGGTCGTAAACTGAGTGAGGTTCCAGAGCAGCCCAAAAAGGTTGTGGAGAAGGAGCCCGAATTATATGATACCGAATATGAAGAAATCGAATTCTCTGATCCATTCACTGATCGTAAATCTGAAGTTGATTCTTTCTCGGTTATCGCCCCACAAAATAGAACTGGTGGTCAAGAACTTCTCGAGATGCGTGGTCGTCTCTATGATCAGGGTCGGATGAACAATCTTTCTCCAGTCGAGAAAAAGTTGGTCGGTCCCGGCCTCGGTGTCGGTGCCGACGTTGAGTCGGCTGGTGGCTACCAACAGGTTTTCCGAGTGAATCCTGTCAATACTGGTGCGTATCGTCTTACCACGTTACCCGGTCGTTCCGGTCCTGCCGTCGACACGAAGGGTGGTCGCCGTGCGGAGATTGGTAAGGTGAGCTACAATCACCCCGAAAAGACTGCGTACCTTCCCGAGCGTCGCCCCCCGACCCTCGGTCGTGCCCAGGGTATGAGTGGTGTTGTCCCTCGGGCTTCGCATCAGAAGGCGATGCGAACGACCAATCGTTCTCAGACTGGTCACCGGGCGGATGGTCTCGACAAGACACCGGGTCGTCGTTTCATTCCGGGGCAGACACTGCCCCAGAACCCCACTCGTAACAAGGAGGACATCCACGATGCTCAGTTTATGCACGTGAACAACCCTTCACCGGGTATCACAAACTTCTATGGTGGCTACATGGTTTCACCAGCGGCTCGCATGGGTGTCGAAGGAACCAATGGTCAGGCTGGCTACAGCGTTGACCAGCAATTCGCCTTCGGTATTCGACCCGACGAACGTCGTGCCAAGCCTAACCGTATGGGTAACCCAGGCCGCATGAACGTCCGTGAGAAGCCCGTCAACCAACACGGTGCCTTGACGACGATTCGTCACGATAAGACTCGGATCGATGGACGCACAGGTGCCGCGAACGGTGGGTGGACACAGAACTACCAGGTCAATAAGTATACTGAGCTTAACCCCTATAAGGGTGCTCCCAATCCCCATGTCATGGGTAACCGTTTAGATTTAGCGAAAAACCAACTTGCGAACAACCCCTTCAGCAAGTCCATTAATTAAATAGAAACACTCATTAAAATTATATACCTAAATTTTAATGGAGGTCCACACCTTAGAAATCGATAGTAGCGAACGCGACTATTCGAAATACCCAGACCCACGTGACTATGTCATCGACTTGAAGAATGAAATCTATGACATCCAAAAGATTACGTTGTTATCTGCTCGTATACCCAATAGTCAGACACTGATTCATGGACACAACAATACGTTTAGTGTGAATACGTTCCAGGGAAGTGCGGAGGGTGTACAGATAGAGATAGCCCCAGGGTCGACCATCACCGATGTGAATACCGATTTCACGACGAATGATCTACAGGGACAATTCAATGGTCAATCTTTTGTAATAACCAATACGAGTTCGAGTGTCACCAAGTATCTCGATTTTACGGGAACAGAATCTCAACAAATTGGTATTCCGGCACGGACCATAGAAATTATTCCGGGTGGTACGTACACCGCGGAGAGTGTGATTTTGGGAACTATATCGAGTGTGAATTTTGACTTAGAGTATGCGGATATCACGCGTCAAGTGACTACCCAAGCGACAAACTCGACGAATCGGTCACAATTTGCTGATATGTTATCCTACCGTCTAGGTGGTGACTTGGATGTTGAATACATCGATGACACTCTTCAGATAACGAATACCAGTGTGTACACGTACGCGATTACATTCACAACGAACAGTATCGGTCTTCCGACTGGACCTACGACGATTACTCCAGGGGGTACACTAACTGGTCAACAATTTACGAATACGATACCCGGAGTATCTTCTCTGGATTTCAATGGTGGATATTATAACAGTGGTACCACGTTAGCGTCCGACCTAAACATCGCTTTCGATGGGAGTTTACAGGTGACGTTTACCAGTGGTCGTTTGTTTTTTAAAAATACTTCGGGGTCGAATTATCAAATCACATCTCTAAGTGACGCGTTTGGGGTTTCGGGTACACCATTGATTCTTCCTGGAGAAACGTATGAGGGTGAAATTTTAAACCTGAACCCCGTACCTTCTATGACTATATCGTATACCATTTCCAATGATACTAAATCAGTCTCATTTCCGGGTGGTGTGTTTAAGACTGGTGAAGCACTCGCGTCGTCGTTCTCTTCGTCGACGGGTTTGCGTACGATATACGTCGAAGACAAGTTACGAGTATTCAACGACAGTATTTTTGATATCACGCTGAGATTATCCGGGACGACCGTGGGTGAAATCGGGCTCAGTGACAGTGACAGTGACAATGTCAGTGACATTTCGATCTCACCGTCGTCATATCACGATGGCACCACGAACATAATCGGTATCATACCCGCCATTGATTTCACGATCGAAGATATTGAGACGGCCGCCATCAGTTTACCGAACCGCTCCTTCGCAAATGGTGACGACCTCGCGTCGAACATCGATGATCACGTCAGTGATCTCACCGTCACGTATGACTCTAACACGAATGCGTTGTCGTGGTTGAATGGGGGCAACGACCCAGTGGTTCTAAAGTTTGGTGACGGTGTGAATGCTCGCTACGGACTGGGTACGTTGGACGATGTTTCCAATCTTATCACGTCTAATTTTACGACACCTCATCAAGTGTTTGGATTACCACCTCAGAACATAACGATCGCACAAAACGAAAGTTTTACGGGTGGTAGCATCAATCTAGAAGGTCCGAATGCCATAATGTTACGTTTGGGAACTGGATCCGAGACATTCAATAAAGATGTCTACATTCGCGAACCGTTCTTCACCGGGCAGATTCTTTTGAACGGCGACTATGTCAATTATACATCATCTGAAGACCCCATCGAACATTCATTCTTTTCTGGATCACAAAAGAGTCTGAAACAACTACATATCACATTCTTCACGATGAGTCAAGGTCGACTCATCCCCTACGATTTTAGAAATCAGGAACATGTACTGAAATTTAGAATCGAGTGTAACACTGGAAAATTTAAAGCCATCTCGAAGCATACAGCTTCAGATGTTGGGGTTTTACCACCGCCTATAAGCATCCCCGAAATAGAGGATCCGTATAGATGGAATCAGCAGTACATACTGATTTCTATCATCGCATTCTTGGGTATATTCATCCTGTTCATCACTCGTAAGAGAACTTAGCGGGTGATGGCGTACACGGGGGCGACGGGCTTCTTCAC